CTGCTTTGCTCAGTTGCTCGACAGAAGTCAGTTTCCCGGCGCCAAGGGAAGGCACTGCAACAACATCAAGAGCAGACAGATATGATGGAGTCGAAAAATCAGGTTCGATTAGAATTGAGAACCCATTAGGGTAATCCTCTGCAGAAACATCAAATTCCTTGTGGATGTGGCGCGAACACATTTGAGATGCGCCGTTGCTTGGTAAAAGAACAGGTTTAGAACCACACGATCCAGGAGCGATCATTTGTGTGGCGACCTTGCGAAAATAAGGATTATAAGCCTTCGTCTTGCCCGCAGAGAAACGGGTCTTATTTGCCGCAACAATGGTGGTGTTGGCGGGACGTTGGCGAGATCGCTTAGGTCTCTTTACTTTTGATTTCCCCTTACGCTGGGAAGAAGAAGAAGAAGAGGAAGAAGAACTGGCCACTGAAGAACTCATATCCGGAAGACACAGCGAAAAAGAAGGCTCGAAAACAAATTGATACGAGTGATCGAGGTGAGAAGATCTCCAGAGGTAACTAGATCCCGCAGTTTGAAAAGAAAGTTTTGAAGAATCAAAACTACGGGCCCTCTTTCTCTCTAGAGGGTCAAAGAGGAGCTGTTCACAGGGTGGCTCAACCCAATTGAATTCACTCATGAGGAGCGGCTACTCATGGCATTTCCAGAGTAGCCAAAAAGCTGAATCAAAGATTCCTCAAGAGTGTCCGCTCCGTAATCACGAGAGATCACAGCGTCCCATCCAGCGCAACGAACACCGCGGAAAGTGCCATCGCCAGGGAAAAGATCGTCGACTGTGAGAAGATACCGGCGACGAATGAACTCATTTGCGGCCTCCTGGTCCCAAAAAGGCTCTTGATCCAAGTCCATGAAAGGGTCCAGCTTATCAATTTCACCGGACTTGTTCAAAGAAGCACGCTCATAGTATTTGTTGAAATTAGCCTCAACAAATGCCCCGAATTTCTGTTGATCGTCTACCGCATTCATGTTCAGGAGAGCCATGATGGTGCGGAAGAGTTTGAGACAATAGGATCGAACAATGTGATGATTCGGGTAAATCAGACGCTGATAGAGATTGAAGGCCATTCTCACCAACAATTCCTTTCGAGAGATATGACTGTCGGTTCGGATCTTTGTGGCCTTCCAAAGACAAGAAGGCAAAGGCATCCAAACAAAACCATGCTTCAAGTGCTCATGGTTGGCGGGCACCCAATGGCCTTTATGAAAAGTCACATCAAGAGGACGTTCATGGACCTGGACTTTGAAGATCATTCCGAACCTCGCAGCTCTCAGTCGAACTGTTTCCGA